TGCCTTCTTGAGCAGTGCTCCGAACTTGCGCGGTGATATTACGTTGGTGCTCAAGGGGATCCTCAAGGTGCAACATTTTCATCACTTCTTGATAGATTTCTTCTGGTAACTTGAAGAGAACCATTTCGTTACAGCTAACACAGCCTTCAAACTTGCCCGAGCTCATCTTGCCTAAGTTTTCAAAGCCTTTTCCTAATTCCGAGGCTTTCACTGGCTCATATCCCAATGCTAATCGTTTGTCGATACTGTCATAATTATTTGTGGTGGATAACCAGCACAAATGGAATCCGGGAATAATCCCGCCTGGCAAGTCCGGTAACGCCGAATTTTGCCATTTATCGCGGAACGCAGCTACACGCTCCTTTTTAGATAGTTTTTCTGGATCATCAGAAGCGATCCGTTCTTTTGTTTCAGCAACTCGATCGGCTAAGCGATCATCTAAGTCACGTTTAATTCTTGTATTTGCCATGATAATTAACCTTTATTTGCACGATCATACGACGCATAAGCGCGGATCATTTTGTTTCGTTTCTCTACATCATCCCAAGCGCCAGCATCTTTAATTGCTTGAACGCGATCACGACTTAGCGTGATTGTTCCAGGTTTTGAGCTGTTTGTTGCAGCCGTGCGTCCGGACGTTGGTGTGCTTGCTCGTTTCACAGAGCCTCCTTTGGAAGTGTATCTGTGCGGCAAACGATTTTGTAGGCGACTGTCTAGCTCTTCCCAATACTCAGGATCACTTGGATCCCAACCATCGGCAGCTAATTCTTGGTCAATTACTTTGGCAATTCTACTATCTGTATCTCGAGCTTGCGGATCGTACCAAGAGTTCTTTTTAAGCCACTTAGTTGCGTTGGCTTGTACCTCAGTATTAATCTGGTTAGGTACATTTTCTCTTGGGGCCTTGGCCTGCTCTACTTGTTGTTTCTTGTAATGCTCGACTTGTTTAAGGCGCTGTTTAGCGTCTGTTAACTGATCTAAATATTCCATTTGAGCGTTTACGTCGCCCGATTGAGCTGCTTGTACCATCTTCATCTTTGCATACTCAACACGGGTGGCTTCGTCTTCGATAGCCTTGTCAATCTGTGCAAACTGATATGATACTGCTGTGCTCTCAACCTTAGCTAGACGTTCTGCCAGTTCAGCATTACGGCGCTCAAGTGCTGTAATCTTGTTTTTAGCAGAGATTTCGCGCTGTTTCTTTAACTCTTTTTTGAGTTTGCGTTCTTCTCTACGGGCCTCGCGGATTGCTTCACGTTCTTCGTCGGTTTCACCTTCTTCGGCTGCTTCGTCGTCTTCACGCTCTTCTTCGCTGCGAGTATCATTTTCTTCTACTTCTACATGACCACCTTCTTCGTGGTCTTCAATTTCTTCTGGAAACTCTACCTTAGCTACCAGAGAACCGTCGTCCAATTCTTTCATTGGGACGTGGTCGTCGTCTTTCTTTGCCATTTTTTTCTTTTCTACAAAAGTTATTAATCTACAAACGCTTTCATTTTTTGCGCTGCCTCAAAGGTTTTAATCTTTGAAATAACTTCACGCGCCTGTAATGTAATAAACACTACCGCTGCGCCGTCATCATTAGGCTGCACAACAAAACGGTCACCGCCGTACTTAATGGTGCGAACTAAGTCACCAACATTACACCAATTGCCTTCCGGCCACGGTGTTAGGTCATCTGGGCTCTTATACGCCAGCGGACCAATAGCACGAACTTTGGCTACAGTCTCGTTAAACTTTAACGTCTGTCTGGTCTCATCCACAAGGATAATACCACCTTTACTTGTTATCTTTTCTCGGCGCAACTGCACCAATACTCTGTCACCAAGCACTTCTACACCCGGGTCTAAATCAGGAAAACACTCTTCTTCTGAGCGTAAATCTGGTTCGTCGCCCTCCATAAAATCAATCGCCATCCGGCAACTCCTTAACCTTTACAGGTCTTCTTCGTCGTTCTCCGTCAAAATTTCGTTGACAATGTCCAAGGTCATTTGCAAACCCTGTATAATCCCAACGTACTGCTTATAATCATCAAATGAATTGATGTTAGTACCCGCGGTGACGGTTTCCGCATGGTTTTGTATCTCAGTCCTTACGCGACCGATAATTTCACTAATAAAATCCTTCATATTCTTACTAATACGCTGAGGCGAATAAATCCGCCCCAAATATTAATAAAAGTTACCGCCGCCGATGTCTTTAAGGTTTTTATCTGGTCCAACTTTGCTACCTTTTGCCATTTTGTTGCCGTTAAGCACCGCATTGTTAGCACGCTTGGAACCTGAGTTACCTTTGTCGATTGTGGTTTCACCAGGACCGCCGGCGTAGCCCGGGGTACCAGTCATTTTGTAAGCCTTTTTAAAGCCTAATTCGTCTGCCATTTTTATTGTCCTTCAGTGGGTTGTTGTGGTTGTGCTGCCTGTTGTTCTTGTTGCTGTTGCAGCTGTTGTTCGTGCATCTGCTGGGCTTGTTGTAAGCCTTGCTGGTGTTGCTGAGCGTTTTGCGCAATTTCCATCTGGTGTTGCTGATCTGCTTGTGCCAAACCTTGTTGATGTTGTTGAGCAGATTGTTGTGCCTCAATTTGTTGCTGGACTTGTTGTGCCTGTTGCTCAAACGCTTGTTGTTGGATTGCTAAACCATGCTGACGAATGTCTTGGTCAGAGGCTTGAATTGCTTCCATAGCAGATTGGTTTTGATCTGCTTCCAATTTTGCTTGTAATTGATCCATCTGGGTACCAGCATTTATCATAGCAACACGCTCTTTAGCCGCATTGTTAATATTGGCCATTGCAATGTCTGTGGCGTTTCGTTGGTTATCAATGTTAGTCTGTGTGCTGTACTTAGCCTGCAACTCAGCAACCTTTTGTTGGAGCTCAGCAACTTTAACCTGATAGTTTTGCTGCATTGACTGCGTATCAAGTTGCATCTTAGCCTGAGCTTCTTGCAGCTTGCGTTGAGTCTCAGCAGTCTGGGTCTTAACAATTGCCGCGGCGGTTGGGTCAGACATAAGCGCAGATTGTTGTTGAGACTGACGCGCCTGATCAACTTTTTGGGCCAATCCTTGAATTTGTTGTAAGAATGGACCAATACTTTGCTGTGCGTCTTGTCCAACCATCTGTGATGCCAACGCTAGGGCTTGTTGGGCTTCTTGGTCTAATGGTTTTTCTTGGTGTAGTTTAAGCACATCTTCACCGCCGGATGCTTTAGCAACATAAGAACGCATAGACTGCAAGTAGTGCAGCGTTAAGTGTTGTTTGATGTGCTCAAGCGCGTGCGGGGCAAATATTGGGCCAATAATAGGATTACCACCGTACGCAGGATTCATTGCATACTCAAGGTGAATCTTGAGGTGGGCGATGTGGTCCTGGTCGGGGTAGGCGGCAGCGGGTCGTCCCATCGTCATAGAGACATTCTCTAAGGCCGGATTGGATTCGTTGGCGCCTTGTGGATTTGGCAGTACTTCTTCCATCTCAGGAACTTTTAATTGCTTGAGTACGCGCTTGTATACTGCGCGCATGTCAAACATTCCTGGAGGCGCTGTGCCTGCCATTTGTAGGAGGGCTTGATTCTGAGCAAGACGTTGTGTCTCAGAAAAAATGTTGGGGTCTGATACTGGACGAACGTCTGAGTTATACGCAAAGTCACGTACCTCAATCTCGGTGCCAGATTGGTTGTCCATCTCTTGCAAGTACCAATGATTGATACGAGAAATGATTGCAAGTGATTTTTCTTGGCTGCGATGCAGGCGAGCGTGAATGCTAGAAAATACTTTAGCGCCCTGCTCAATCAGAGCTTGGGTTGTACCCACTGGCATCTGACTGTTAGCGTCAGCAATCTTTTCTTCTGCGGTAGTAACCACGCCTTTAGCGGCGCTAGTTAACCAACCGAGCAAGTCGTAAAGAACTGATGACGGCGGATTAAACGGCATCGGCATAGCAATCTGACGGATGTCAGTTACGCCGGCGCCAGCTTCTACTTCAATTACTTGGGTTGGTTCTATTCTGTCAGATTGCCCAGATACACGTCCAGTTTTAAGTTTAAGTAATGTCTGGCTGTTGTTGATATGAGCAGCGTCAAGCAGAGCACGCAAAGCACCGGTAAGAGCAGCAGAGAGACCGCCGATAAGATGAGGTAATCCAATGGCGTAAGCACCACGCCAAGGAATAAATTTAAACTCGACCATCCAGTCCAGTTTTTCACGCTTCTCATCGTTTGCATCCCAGTTGCGGTACAAGGCCAATACCTTGTTGGTTGATTCGTCAATAGTCAGGATGTATGGTGCACGTTTGCCGTCTGTTTCTGGGTCGTCTTCCAGTCGCATAAAGCAAGTAATCTCATAAATTCTGCGTAACTCGTCGATATTTTTAGAAGGCATGTCAATGCCCTCAATTTTATCGTTTGCTGCTTTGCTGCGTGTTTGGTCATTAAGTGGCGCGTCAGAGGTGTACTCCAAGTTGTCAAGGTCACGATACAATCCAGCGTCAATACGCTTTAGATACTCGTCACCAGTAATGTCTTGCTGTTCTGTTACGCGCTGCGCTGTGTAAAAGTTTGTCGATGCGTATGGTAGGATGACGTTATCAATTGGAACCCACTCACATGTTGGGCGAGCTTGCTCGTCGTCATACATCCACTTAAGGTACTGTGATCCACCAAGTGGCAGCTGAGTAAACAACTGGTCCATCTCATCGCGGAACTCTGGAATTTGTTGTGTTAACTGCCAGTTAAGGAAGTCAACCTTTCGTTCTGCTACTTCTTCTTTGGACTTGTCGTCGTCTCCCTTAATGTTGGACTTGACGATTCCATCTGACGGTAATAACTCTTTGGCTGCTGATGCTGCGAAGTCAACGCAAGCCTCGGCCATGACAGGATGAACTACTTTAGAAGCGCCGTCAAAAGTAGCGCCGCCAGGAGCGTCTTTTCCAAGGCCTGTACGCCGCAATCCTTCTTCGTACTGTTTATCTCTTTGTTTACGAGCTTCTTTGTCTACGTCGATGTAGTCAAGGTATTCAACCGCTAAGGATTGTAATGTCTGTTCGTCAAACTCTTCTGCAAGGTTTGCGTAAAATTCTGGATTTTTAAGGGGGCTGGATTTTTCGACGTAGTTAACCACCACCGAGCCATCGTCAAGCTCAATTATCTCTTGTTCTACTTCGTCTGAATCTAAACCTAGTACGTCTTCGTACTCTTCCATGTCGGCGTCTTGCTGCTTTGCGTCCGCAATCTCGTCTTCACGATCGAGACTGGGCAAATTACCGCCTGCTTGGATTGGTAATGATGGTTGTGCCATGGGTTATTTATTCTCTATTAACTGCATCCATTTAGCAACATTCGACATTTGATCTGTCGTAAATTTGCTTTTTATTTTATTTGCCAAACCAGAAATCCAGTAAACATTACCAGTAACATATCCTAATTCGGGTTTAAATTTATCAAGTGAGGGTGAATTATCCTTATCCCCGGCTTGTCCTTTTCTTTGAGTCCAGCTAAGTTTAATTCCTAGCGCGGGGCAATTATCGGGAAGATTTGCTAATATTTCTTGTACAGTTATTGTGCAAGGTATGTTTTCTTTTTTAGCCCTGCTTTTTACTCCAGAAAAAATTAATCTGGCGTGTCCTTCTTTTGTCGAATATTGTCGATCTCGGTCTATTCGATTTTTTTCTGTTGTCATTTTAACTCCGATAAGTTGAATTAATAGAAAGCTAGTTTATGTATCGGCATAAACGGCGCTGCAGGCGCTTTTCACTTCCTATACTTACTAATACGCTCTTTTTTCTATATTCGCCCCTATTGAGCGTATGGGTTTGCAAATCTTTTTTTATAGTCATCATCAGCAAAATCATAGTCCCGTGGTGGCAATGGATCTAATTGCAGCCATCCGTCGTCCCTAAGGATACGAAGGGCTTGAGAAAGGGAATCCACGTAGTCATCATGCCCACCCATTTCAGGAAACGAGCAGACTTGGCGCAAGAAACGTTTTGCCCAGTCAGCAAATTCACCCTTCTTGTTTGGATCTTCGGGAATAAACACCTTTCCCTTGGCTACCAGGGGCGCTACAATGTTCAGTCGCTGGACTTTGTCAGCTCGGCCAGGGTTGTACCCTTGGACAGGCACTCCGGCGCCTCTGAGCTCTTGTATGAGGCTTATACCGGCAGATTTATCCTCCATGAGGATGAGGTCTGCCTTTTTACCCTTGGCAAACTCGTTATCAGCGCCATAAACCACTTCTTTAAAGTCATTAACAACCTTGCGCCGTAGTTCTGGATAAGAAAGATGATTGTCCCATGAGTCTAAAAGGATTGCACACGTGCCACCGTCTAGTTGTTGAAAAATTCCCCACACCGTGCACGCCGTTGGGTCGTTATGTGTCTTTTCGCTGGTCGCGGGGTCGTATGATGCCAGAACATATTCCAGCTCTGGTGTGGGTTTGTCTGCTGGCCACATCTTAAACTGCTTACGTTTGATAATACCGGAAGACTCTGGGTCAAGGATCTCACCGTAAATCTCTTGACGACCAATGTCGGTGCCATCGTATGTCTCTAGCTGTTTGAAGAACGTTTCTGACAGGTTTTCCCTGTTGTCGAACGATGACGCGTTGACAACGTATACGTCCCCGCCGACTTTACCCTCGTTGAGGTCGACGATAAGTTCGCGTGGCTTGGGGGTTGTTGTGATAATTTGTTGCACCCGAGGTATTCTTGGGTCTTTAAGACGGAGAGTGAACTGTACTCCGTCGTATGCGTCGTCAAGATAGTCGAATGCACACAACTCGTCAAACCAGGCTCCATGGTATTGCTTTCCTCGGTAACGTTCTGGCTCTGAGGCTGGAATGCCCTGAATGATTGATCCGTTGATGAGGGTAATTTCAAAGAGGGACTTGTTGTAATCTCGTATAAGGCTCTTGGGTATGATATTGAGAAGACCGGAGTCTCCCTCGAAGCAAGTTGCACGAATATCATTAGAGGTTGGGGCGGTGACAAGCCAGCGAGTGCCGGGGTAGCGCCAAGCACGAATACCAATCCAATGGCTGGCGGTGTGTGTCTTGCCAGAGCCTCGGCCAGCAAGCATAAGAAACGTGTCATACTCTCCATCTTCGGGTTCTTTTTGGTGTGCTAGCGCTTGTTTAGCCCAAGTGATACGCCAGATAGCGGCATCAAGCTCAGGTTTGGGCCAGTGTGGGCGTGCTGCTGCAAACTTTGTCAGTTCTTGTTTGTCTTCCTTTGTTAAAGGCATGCTATAAATCCTTCTTCTACCAACATCGTGCCATCCTCTCCATCTGTCTCGATGTGAACACACGCCTGTGGTATAATTTCTTCAATTTTAGAAAGCATTCTCCAATTTTGTCGCACCTTGACGGGCTTTGGGGTCTGCTCTTCCATTAACTTTAGCTTGGTCTTAATAAAAACTGTGTAACCAATGATTGGGTTGGGTCCGTCTAGTTTGGTTTTGCACCCAATTGTCTCTGCAAGGTACTGAATTTGTTTGGCCGTTGGTAAATGCTTTGATGTAAACCGAAACGTATCTGTTTTTTGATTGTACTGGCGCGGTTTTGAGTGCATAATCCCACTGAGCAACTCAATTCGTTGCTCTGGACTGGCTAAAAGGTAGTTGTTTGGTATTTTGTACGGGACGTTTGGAACCAAGTGGGAATTAACCGATGGCTTGGTGCTGTACACGCGGTCTTTTTTGATTGGGTCGCGCCAGTGTGTTAGCAGATAACCATGATCTTTTAGTTTTTCTTTAATAAAATCAAAGTATTGCTTTGGAATTTTTATGGTGCCGTCTGCCCTTTTACAGAAAAACCAAAATCCAAACACAAACGGGGGCACTGGTAGGTCTTTGTGGGGTAGTTCTAGGGGCGCGGCGGTGGGTACGCTGTACTTTAGTCGGTTAGTCTTGTCTACCAGGGGGTTGGCAATAAGTTCGCTTATAGCTTTTGGTAATAAGGGACGCCTAAATTTGTTAATTCCCTTATAAGTGTAGACCCGGTTGCGATACTTTGGTGTCTCAATTGGGAATTTGAGGTCTTTGTTTCCGGCGACAGAAGTTCCATCGAAGAACACAACGCGGTAGCATGGTTGTTTGTCTAAAGTCTGGACGAGCTTTACCCGCACCTTGCGGCCCAGTCTGTCAAATACAATGTCTCCCTGTTTTATATCCTGCGCTATTTTCCAATAGTCAAGGGTTAACACCTTTTGTGTTGCTAGTATCGCCATAAAAGTTTATCAATACCCATCTGTCTAGGTATTTGCCTAATAGCATTCTGATCTTGTTTACGACGCCGTGGGGTAGATTTTGTATCACCAAGGCATCTTCGGTTAGTTTTAGACGAAAGGCTAAGTACTTAGCCGTCTCTTTGTCCAGTATTTCAATGGGCACGTCTACCGAGTCAAAATTATATTGGTCACAGACTAGCACCCTTAAACCTTTGAGGTTATGGTCTTTGTCTTCCAGTGCGCCTTGGATTTGGTAAACGTACTTGTTCATACTCCCACTAATACGCATTTTGGTGCGTTTTAGCCTATATAACTAAAAATCATATAAGCAATTAATCTATATAACTAAAAGTAATGGCTATCCACAGTATCCATAGTATCCAGGGTCTAAATGACTATTACCCTCTATATCTTTTTATCTTTTTAAAAAAAAATAAAAAAAAGTAAAACTACTGTGGATACTGTGGATCGTAGGGTAAATAGTCTTTTAAATCAACGAATTACCGTGCCACCATACGGTTTTGTATGGTGGCAAATATCCAGGATGCAGTGCAGCATTTTTAATTTTACAAAAAAAATATAAAAACTTGGGTTTTGACCTGGGGCCACCGCCGGGCCGAGGGGGTACCTCTCAAGGGGTATGCTGCATTGCAACAAGGGACCCGCACCCGCAAAGCATGCTTGGTTCCACATTGTGAAATGCCATCTCACAATGTGGAACGCAGGCGTTAGCACTCACCTTGCCTGACTGCTGATAATGGGGACAGAGTCGCACCTAGGGTAAACACCTATTGACACGCAATACCCACACTGCCTGTGTGGTTATTGCCACGCGCCCACACTGTGGTGCACTGCAACATGGCACACTGGCTGACCTGCCATGTTGCAGTGCACCACAGTGTGGGCGCGTGGCAGTTAGGGTAATTACCTATTGACGGATTGGGCGCGTTTTAAGGGGGCATAGAGGCGTTTTGGTTTGAGGTGAGGCTACCCCCTTACCTACGTGGCGATCTCTAGTAATTGAGTAGCTACGTGGGCTCTCAGGTAGGCGCGCGCGAGGTGGTGAGGTGGCAGGTGGGCGTGATGTGGCGATTACGCAATGTCTCCGCGTTCCCACGCTATCCCACAATATCCCACTAATTTAGTCAGGTATTAAATCGACCAGCAAAGCCAATAGATATAAGGCTCTACATTTATTTGCATTTAGTTGTTGCAATCCATTCCAAAGGTCGTTATACTGGAGGCTCTTCGGAAGTGCAGTGGCTAATCCACTCAACAGGTGACTAAGTACCAGCCTGTATAATCATGTGGCAGACCTAGGATATAGAAACAGACCTAGACGAAGAGTTACCCACGGCGTAGGCTGTCGCAACAGTGGGCAAGTAGCGCAGTATGTTGCTGAGTTACCAAGTAGGTAAGCGGGAAACGAGGTTCGCCTCGCAACGGGTAGTTAGCTATCCAAACAAGCAAACCGAATAGTCTTGGCCAAGAGTGTGGACTAGCATATCCACTTAACTCAGCAACATACTGCGCTACTGATAGTAATGCTCAGAGCTCATTACAATGTAGTGCGCTCGAGGCAGTACTAACTAACCAAAGGAGCTATCACCATGGCAAACAAACGAATCCAACGTAGTCGTATGTACATCGGTCAACTAGTAGTATGCAGTGACCATCCCGAAGCCCAAGTGCGCACCATCGCAAACTTCCATGACGGCTGGACTAACGTCATTGAGCTGCAGTGGTACGAGGGCAGTAACCAGTGCACCCAGTCAGTGGACTGCACGCTGTACGAGCCTACACTTAAGCAGATTGAGCTCAGCATTACCAACAACGGCAAGCTGGTCGCAATGAATGACATCATGCAACTAGCATAACAGGTCGAAACCGTAGCAATACGGTCTACGCGTTAAGCGCGTACTGACGAGACCAATAGGAGGCAACATGGAATACAACCTACCACTATCAGAAGTACTTGAAGAGCTCGAGCGCAGGTATGGCGTTGACGAGCAGACTGATGACGAGGTAGAATACCTCAACCTACTTAACGAACTGGAGCACAACCAATGAAACGCAACCACAGACTAGCATTTAACGCACTCAAGAAAATTGGGTGCCCAGTGTACGAGCGCAGTGACGTCGAGAACTTTCAGATCAGCGCAGAGGGTATCTACGGTGACTACGACCGTGACACCTGCTGGGCTGACTACTACGACGGGCGCAACATTCCCGACTGGGAGTTCGGCATCAACCCACTAATTACCAACACCCTGCGCAAGTACAACCTGCACGCAGAGTGGATTAACGCAGGTGAAATCGGCGTATACGAGGACTAATACAATGTTAATTACTGAACAATACGCATCAAACCTAATGTCTAAGCACTACCTAGTGCACGCCAACATTAACGAGTACGTGTGGTTTAACACGTATGATGAGGCTTCGGACTTTTTAATGAGCAAATGGGTAGATCGCAGGATCGCCACCGAAGTATATACACCAGCTAAATAGGAGAGTTACCATCATGGCATATATGAACCAAGACAAAAAGAAAATCATCAAAGCAAACCTAGACAAGGTGCTTAAGCCACTGGGCATCAAGTACAGCCTGAGAGTGCGCCATCATATGGCAATCACCTGTACCATTCGCTCAGCGCCCTTTGATATGCTGGCAGACAGGTGCGGGGACAATCGGTACGAAACCCGTGGTGCGCGTTATGAGCAGGTCAATCGGTTTTGGTACGCTGACCATTACACCGGCAAGACAAAGGACGTGCTGGCTGGCGTAGTGGACGCTATGACCTCAGCAGACTACTTTGACCACAGTGATGCGCAGGTAGATTACTTCCACACCGCCTACTACTTTGACATCAACATAGGCGCATACGACAAACCATTCGAGGTGAAAGCATGAGATATTACGCAACCATTAAAGTCGAGCAGACTTATGAGATTGAGGCAGATAGCCCCGAGCAAGCCGAGGAATACTTTAGGAATAGAGGGATTGACTGCGCTGAGGGCGCAACATACAACGATCCTGACTACGACACACTACAAATTGAGGAGGTTTAATTATGAGCACATTATTCCCAGTAATTGACATCGAGTACAACAAGCGCAAGCCATCCAAAGCAGTCATCATGCGCACGCTGGCTGAGTACCTCAAGCAGGGTGGCAAGTCATTCTGCATCATGTGGGGCGAGAACTGCATCGAGCTGGACTGGCACCCTAACCATGAGCAATGGTATGGCAGAGGCTGGATTAAAGACATCGGAGGCAGTGACATAGCCGACGAGCTCAACGCCATTCGTAAAGAGGCGCAGAAGTTCGTAAAAGACCATTTTCAATTCATTCATATTGGAGGTTAGTATGATCCGCGTACAGACACGATGCCAAGACGGTGCCATTCTATTTATTCAAGACGATGGCAAGTCCATTGCACACGACGCAGAAGTTCAGTATAATGGCAGGGAGTTTTACTTTTTGGGTGGGTTTTACTATGACCTTGAACCCGACTTAATTAAATACATTTTTGGAGGTTAATATGCGTGAGACATTGAGCCAATATAAAAGCCGCGTGACGATGGAAGACGACGCCATGAGCCGTGGTTTTAGGCATGACGACGAAGTGCAAGCTGGGCGCGTTAAGTTTATTGTAGAGCCACCTACCTTTGGGTCTCGTTGGAGTGTTGACGAGCAATCTACTGAGGGACGTAGACACTACAGTGCATGGTTTGCCAATAAAGAAGAGGCAGAGCAGTTTATTATTGACCGTAAAGCAGAATTGGAAATATTATGAACAACACCGTTTACATTGCCGACCCCGATCAGCCATTCACCTGCCCGCACGATGGTGCGCGCACTGAGTTTGTGGACGCGGTCGGTGACCAGTACATTGAGCGGTGCCTAGAATGTAAGCGAGTATTTTATTTTGAGTTTGACAACGACGAGGAGTATTCAGAATGATTAAGTTCGAGGTGCAACACTACACACTATGCGATGGCTGGATTAACACTTGGCACGTTAACGACGAGCTCGAGTACTTTGAGACGTTCGAGGACGCTGTCATCGCACTAGACAGTTTCTTGGCAGACGAGCAGGAAGAGTTCGAGGCAGGCAACATTGAGAGCCCATACGAGCGTGATGAATTTAGAATAATGGAGGTGGTGTAATGACTAATTGTTATTTGATTGAGTTTGAAAATTTGGACGGGTGTTTTCAGTATGAGACCTTTATGGCTGAAGACCAGTTTGAGGCGGTTGAATTATTTGATCAGCACTTTCCTAAGTGCACACCCTACAATGTATTCCTACAATTAAACCAATGGAGTAAAGACAATGACTAAACTAACATACTCACACCTAGAGATAGCCACTGAAGTGGCGTGGCAGATTGGCGACACGTTAGAGGACGGACCAAGAGCAGAGTCTCGCTGGCGTATTTGTGACATTACCGAGCGCATCATTGCGGCAGGTATCATCAACGATGACAGTGAGGACATTGATGAGATCATTAGCGCGTGGTTACATGAGCACAAAGTATTTTACGAAGTATGTTAACTTGCAGTACAATATCATTTTCAACGGAGGAATTATGAACACAAACATTATCGACCAGTACGGCATCATCAACCAGCAAATCGCTGAACTCGAGACTATTAAGGCTAAGCTCAAGGCTGAGCTCATTGCCCGTGGCGTAGGCAACTACGAGGGCGAGTCGTTCTTTGCCGAGGTGCAAGAGTACGACCGTGAGAACATCAGCGCGCCACTGGTACGCAAGCTGGCTGACGCTGACTTTGTAGCGCAGGTCACACAAATCCAGCACATCAAGGCTGTGGTGGTCAAGCCACTATGAGCAACTACCGCTACATCCTCATAGACGAGTTTGGAGGGGCTTGTAGGAAGTTTGCCAGCAAGGTGGAGGCTACCCCCTACCTAACTGCTGGCATGGTCTTAAAAGCCCTGCCACGCGTCCCCAAAGACAACCTCTACCAAATAGCACTACTAACCCTAAGCGAGGCACCATTTTGAAGATAATAGGTTTCGTCCTTGTACTTGCATACTGGAATAGCTTAGAGTACGAGTTTTCAGTTAAGGCATTGTGCATGGTAATTATTGGGGCGTGCATGATGTGCCCCGCCATACTAACTAAAGGAATACAACATGGCAAACGACTTTTTAACTGACTACCTGCAGTCACTGTACGGTATTCCAGTGCTAGACAGTGCGCAGGAATACGAGCTGGCACGTCGCATCCAGCAAGGTGACGAGGATGCACTAGAAAAGCTAGTTACCCACAACCTGCGCTTTGTGGTCTACACAGTGCGCAAACTGACTGCGTGGAACCACTCACGCACGCCGCAAGAGGACTTGATTGGCATGGGTAACGAGGCACTACTCAAGGCGGCACGCCAATGGAGTCCAACCAATGGCGCTAAGTTTGCGACCTACGCCAAGCGATTTATTTTACGTGGCGTGGAGCGCGGCCAAGATGACACCGAGAACCTTGTGCGCATACCGATCAAGGTGCGTGAGGAGATACGCAAGATGACGTACACCGAGCGTGCACTCACCCAAACACTGGGGCGCACGCCTACCGTGCAGGAGCTGTCCAAGGTGCTGGACAAGACGGTCAAGCGGGTCAACCAGCTCAAGTTTTATATGCTACAAGAACCTACCAGCCTAGACGCGCTGAACATCGACAAACTAGAGGACGAACACGATGATTAATTTAAACAAAGAGCAAGAGATTGCGTACAAACGCTTTATCAGGGCACGTAACGCCGTGTCACTGGGACAGTACCGCAAGTACAACAAGGAATGGCAGCCGACTAGTGACGTGGTGTGCACGGTAGACGTGGCTGGCTCAAACCACGCCATGTTTTTAGAGAACGACGCGTGGCTGGAGTACAAGGAGGCAAGCCTAGCATGGTGGGCTATTGAGCCGCAGTTTAGAAAGACAGAGCGCATGAGCATGATCAGGGGCGATTACGGTGACATGGACTCATGGAAAGAGAAGTCACACAGCGTGAGGGAGATTGTATGATAGCCATACCAACGGACCAGTACGACAAGGACGGCAACATGCTAGGCATTGAGTTTAATGACGAGCAAGGTAAATTTATCGTGTTTGCGGAATGGGACGAACGCGAAGAACAGACCAGTGAGAAACGCATAGAGTTTAGGAAGTGGGCGTACGACTTTATCAAGGACAATTTAGGATACGAGGTGAAGAAATGAAGAAGAACAAAGGCATCGAGATGGACTACGGAAAGCCTGAGCGCTTTTTATTCCTAGAACGCGAGCGTCAATACCATCGTTGGAGTAAGTACGGCTGGATTGCCATCGTGGTATTTATTCTGTACTTTGGCTTTCATATTGCCAGCGCACTGGCTGACGTGGTGCAGATGCCCGACGGCAAGATTGTGAGGTGCACACCCACCAGTATAGGAACTGTGGTTTGTTTATAGCCCCGTGGTGGCGTTTTCTAGGACTGGGTGAGGCTACCCCCTTACCCAGTCTTTTTAAACGCCTCTATGGCCCGATTTTAAAAAGTGGCAGGATAGTGGCAGGATACGATTTTGTATGGTGGCACGGTAAGTGCTTGATTCCAAAGGGTATTTGTACTACGATCCACAGTATCCACAGTAGTTTTAACTTTTACTCCAGATATTTATTTTTTATTTTTTTTTAAAAAAGAAAAAAAAGTACAAACTACTGTGGATACTGTGGATCGTAAAAAATAATATCCTTATAAATCAATAGGTTACAGCAAAAACCTAGGGTTTACCCTACCGTGGCACGATTTTACCCCTAAAATTGAAAAAAGTCTTATAAATCAATAACTTACCGTGCCACCATACGTTTTGCCTACCGTGGCAAATATCCAGGATGCAGTGCAGCATTTTTCAATTTTTCATAATGTGAAACGCAGGTCGTCCGATTTGCGTATTAGTAAGGGCAAGATAAGAGGAGAATCATGCAACAACAACCAATAGCATTAGAGGTGGATTTTAACTCCATCCCAAATGACTTAAAACGTATTCCACGGTTTTGCCTGTGGAAGTACACCTTGGTGGGTGACGGCGAGTCACAAAAGTGGAGCAAGCTCCCAGTACAACCTAACGGGAAGTTTGCGTCATCTACAAACCCATCAACTTGGACAGATTTTTTTACAGCACAAAAGGCATACGAAAATGGAAATTTCTCTGGAATTGGTTTCGTTTTTACTGGGGATGATAACCTCATTGGCATTGACATTGACGATTGCCGTAATCCTGAGAGCGGTGATCTTAACGAACTAGCACGATCCATTATTGACAACGTGCAGGGCTATGCCGAGGTGTCACCAAGCGGCACCGGCATCAAGATATTCACTCGCGCTGATTTACACTCAGCCCACGTTGACCACTCCATTGGCTTGGAGGTGTATCCAAAATCCCGTTACTTTACAATGACAGGGCACAAGATTGCTGGCGACGTGCCCAACGATGAGCAGGACCTAACAGCCCACGTGCCCGCAAGGGCAATGCGCCAGTCAGACGACGACTTTGCGAACTACACGCCGCCAGTCGAGGGCTGGGACTTGCTACGTGTTGAGACCGAGCTGCTTTCAGAGCTGGACCCCGACTGCGGGTACGATGACTGGAAGAACGTTGGTATGGCGTTGTCGCACCAGTTTAACAAGGACGTGGAAGCATTAGAGGCATGGGAGCGCTGGAGTGCGCAGTCAGGTAAGTACACCGTGACTGGCATCAACTCATGCGCGACAAAGTGGAACAGCTTTAGGGGTCAGGGTATCACGTTGCGCTCCCTGATATTTAAGGTGAACCAAAAAAAGCTCGAGACAGCACTAGCCAACGGCGAGATAGTGCTGGACGTATCGAACCCACTAGACCACGCAAGGAAGTTTTTGTCATCGACGTACACGGTGGAAAGTGGTTATAGGTTGGTGCACTACGCCGAGGAGTTCTTTGTGTACACTGGCACGCACTACACCAACATAGAAGAGGCGACGGTGCGCTCTCAGTTGTACAAGTTCTTGGACCGCTGTCAGAAGCAGGACAAGAAAGGTAACTTGGTACCGTTTAACGCCAACCCGTCGGTAGTGAACGCAGCCATTGACGCGATTAAGTCCATCGTGCACTTGGCCAATGACCCCAACACCAAGCCGCCAGTGTGGCTAGATGGCTACGCAGCCAGTAACCCACCGGCAGAGAAGTTAATCAGCATGGTGAACGGATTGTTTCAGATGGACCAACTTGTATTGTTTCCGCACTCACTGGGATTCTTTACGTACAACTCACTGCCGTTCGAGTACGACCCAGCCAAGGACTGCCCACAGTGGATGAAGTTCTTAGATGACGTGTGGGGTGAGGACCAAGAGAGCAAGGACCTGCTGCAAGAGTTCTTTGGTTACATCCTCTCGGGCGACACCACCGAGCAGAAGTTTTTAAACGTCATTGGTCCGCGACGTAGCGGCAAGGGTACAATTAACAAGGTGTTGGTGGACCTACTAGGTCAGCACAACACCGTGGCACCACAACTGGAGGAACTCTGTGATACTTTTGGCTTACAACCTTGGCTGGGTAAGTTGCTTGCTAGCTTTACTGACGCTCGCGCCCCTGAGCGTAACCGTTCTGCAGTTGTGTCTCAGCTGCTGCGGATTGTGGGTGGCGACACTGTTACTGTCAACAGAAAGAACAAGGAGTCTTGGAACGGCTACCTTCCTACTCGTATTGTTGTATACAGTAATGAGGTACTCCAGCTAACCGAGAACTCCAACGCGCTCACTGGCCGTATGCTGGTGCTAAAGATGAGCAAGTCGTTCTACAACAAGGAAGACACGACGCTGTCATCTAAGCTAAGGCAGGAGCTCTCAGGCATCTTTAACTGGGTGATCGAGGGGCAACGTAGACGACTGGCGCGTGGTGGTCAGTTTGTGCAGCCACAGTCAGGCAAGGAGTACTTAGAGTTGATGGCCGAGCTGGGTAATCCAATCGGCTCATTCATTGACGACGTGCTAGAGATCGGGCCAGAGTACACCGTCAGCAAGGACGACATCTTCGCGTGCTACAAGCGCTGGGCCCTGCACAAGAGCATCACGCCGGGCAACGAGCTGTCATTCAAGCGCAGGTTCTTGGCAGCAATTCAGGAGCACCACGTCGAGTCCGACTCCACGCGCATCGGTGGGCAGAGGCAGCACATTTATAAGGGCGTACGGCTGAACACAAAGGCTCAGAAGTACATTGACAGCATTGAAAAACTAGACAACGGAGAAATATTTTGATGGACGACAAAGACACACTATTAGCATTCGCGATGGTGGCAACCATGGGGCTCGTTGCCCGTGGTGCCACACCGGCAGAGGTGCGCGACATGGCATGGGTATACGCACGGTTCGCAATGAACGGTAAGCCAGATGAGAATGAGAATCAATAAGTTTAGATTCCCGCGCATCATCAAGCGCAGCTTGTTTGGCGTTATCTTCGGTGATGCCGGCAAGCGGCGCCTTGTTCAAGACTACTTTAATAAGCCAAAACGTATTAAAGCGCGCTTTAAGATGCAAAAGATTAGACGTGCGCACCAAGGCTGGCGTAACAAGGTGCATGGTAGTATATGGGCGTTAAAGGTTCGTAGAACATTCGGCAGACGTAAACCAACACCACAATTTAGGAGATAGCATGAACATCCGTTTTTACAAGGCACCATGGTTTAAAGGAGAGCCATTACAATGGAACTCTGTACGTTTTAATGGCGGCGATGTATACTATGTCTATAGACTTGGGCCAATACTTTTACAGGTGAGAAAATGAACGCAAATGAACTAGCTGATGCAATGGAAATTCGTGCGTCAATTCGTAGAAAAGCAACAAGCCGTAAGAGCGTAACAGAAGGCGCTAACGACAGACTTGCTGACCAATTAGACCAAGCCGCTACCATGCTACGTCAGCAACAAGCTGAAATAAAACGATTAAAAGCGTTGTGTATCACATACATTGACGATGAGTGGTCTGGAACAAGTAGCTACCAAGAAAAAATTGACGAGGTTAATAATGAACGCAAATGAACTAGCAAATGAATTGGAAGACTGTGAGCCATACAATGTTATGGATACCCATTTATTTAAAGCCACTGCCACCATGCTACGCCAGCAACAAGCTGAAATTGAGGCGTTGAAACGGCAAGTAAGAGCGCAAGATAATTCTATTGCTGCGGCAGATATGATGATTGCTCAGTTTGAGGATAAGTTTGGTGACTATGAAAAAGTAATCAATGGGAATTACGTCAAAGTCAAACCGCATGAATTTATTGCCGCGGTAACGGGCAAAGAGCATATTGTAGGGCAACCAATGATGTACACAGAATGGCCAATAAAGGACGACAAATGACCACCTTCACCACACGAGACCGGCAAGATGCGCAACGCACCCCGTTCACTAATCAACAAATTAGAGAAATTATGGAACAGTGCACATTCACAGATTACACGCTGGATGATGAAGAGCCGTTTGAGCAGTTTAATTACCTTGAGTTCGCCCGCGCCATCGAACGCGCCCACGGAATAGGAGAATAGATTATGACACACAATGAAGCAATGGAAAGAATTACTAAATTAGCACAAGAATCTATTGATGAACTTATGACAATGAACACTACATCAGCAACTGCCGAAGCTATTGCTATAGCAATTGGCCAACTTAAAAACAAAGAAGGTAAATTGTTAAGAGTGGGGCTATCTGATTCACCAACAGAGCACATTGAACTTTGTTTCCAAATTGCTAAGATGCTGAGGAACAAATGAGCTTCACCATCTACCAAACAGACGGCCTCAAAGTCATCCAGTGGTTCCCAACCACCGACCAGCTTATTGCCAGCATGCTGGCCAACCCTAATGACACATACCATAGGAACGAATAATGAACACAATTACGTTCGCATTATCATTACTCTTTACGCCTTTTGCAATTCCAGTTGTTGCGTTCTACGTAGCAATTAGGATGGTATTAAACGGATTAAACAAAAAGCTAAACGAATTGGGAGCAGAATTATGAGATGGAAAGTTAAACCAACCCCACCAACACCGATGATTAACGAGGTTAGATACGTGATGAAGTTTGCGTGGCGCCCTAAAAAATCAAACGACGAGATAGTATGGCTAGAAAGATACCTAGCCAGAGAGCGGTATCAACTAACTACCGATTTGTTTACTAGCTGGCCTTACTATGGTTGGGTTGAAGTATGATTGACATAGGAATAGCACTGTTAATAGGCTTCATGGCCGGCCTGTTTATAAAACCAAAAGACAAAGACCTAGAAGAGCAAAAAGCAATCTATGACAAAAAAGTAATTCAGTACGAGATTGATATTGCTTATTACAAACAACTGTGCAAATGGCACGTAGAACAAAGGAAACAAAATGAACATAGCTCTACTGGGGGGCTTTGAAACTCCCGAACAAGCAGAAAAACACCGGCATGAATTAAAACATCCCGAGCTATACGAAGTGGCAACATTGTATCAACAAGGGGAATTTAAACAAATGGGGTCATTTATAATCCCGATCAAAGCAGCAGACATTATATCCAATTGGAATGAGGACAAAGAATATGGCAACAAAGAAACTAACGGTTAAAGAACCAGCAATCAAGACCAAGAGCGGCAAGATTATCAAGGACACTGCAGCATACTCCCACAAAGAGATCGAGTTAAAGGCCGGCGTAAAGAAAGACAAGCGTGGCTTCCTGTTATCCAACGGCAAGTTTGCTGACCGCAAAGAAGCCGCTAAGGTAGCCAAAGAAACCGGTGAAGTAAAGGACCCAGGCAAGAAGCTACACAGCCATGAGCTACGCAAGGCCCTCGGCCTTAAGAAAGCAAAAGAGCCGAAATGAAAAAGAAGTATAACTACTACAAGCTCAACGTTGGCTTCTTTCCTGACGTCGTTAAGCTATGCTTTGACGACAAGGTATTCCAACAAATTTTAAAGGACCACGATGTTACCCTTAAGGCTAACGCACTGGACAGCGGGATTGCTGAAACGCATCTTATCGGCGATGGAAAAGACGCTATCATTATTTTGGTTTTTGATATATCTCTTGTTAATGATAATATCGGTGACCTCGTCGATACAATTACTCACGAAGTTTCCCATGCTGTAGATCACTTGGCCGAACACATAGGCGAAGAGGATAACTTTGTGGGGGAGACACGCGCCTACTTATCAGGCCACCTAGCCGGTCAGATATTTAAAATCTGTATGCACGAAAAGGAAAAGTATGCTAGAAAAGCAAATAGAACAAAGACTAAACAAGATGGTAAAAGAGAACAGGGGAATGAGCCTCAAATTCATATCCAGTATCTCGGGCGTTCCGGATCGCATAGTCTTACTGAACTCGAAAGTATTATTCGTGGAGCTGAAGACGACGAGCGGAAAGGTTTCTAAGCGCCAAGAGATTGTGTTTGAGCAGTTTGCTAAGCAGGGCCACCCAGTAACCATCATACGAACCATTGACGACATAGAGGACTTTATTTGTGAAGCGCTCCGACCTGCACCAGTATCAACAACATCTTATCCATTTGGCGCAGTCGGTGCCGAACTTGGGTCTGTTTCTACCCCCTGGACTTGGGAAGACGACAACAACGCTGACCATCATTGCGGAACAGATGCAAGGAAAGACACTGATCATAGCACCAAAGAGGGTAGCGGAGACAGTGTGGGACGCCGAGGTAAAAAAGTGGGACCATCTAAAGCACCTCAAAGTCTCCAAGATCATGGGGACACCGGCGCAGAGATTGTCAGGCTTGACTTCGGAAGCGGACATTTACCTGATTAACCTTGAAAACGTAGCGTGGCTAACCGAAGCCTCAAATATGTTAGTGTTTACTAACTTAGTAATTGACGAGAGCAGCCGGTTTAAGGATCCCAGCACCAAGCGATTTAAGGCACTTAAGAAGCATTTAAAGGGCTTCCAGAGGCGCGTAATCCTCACGGGTACACCTACCCCTCAGGGCATGTCTGATCTCTGGTCACAGGTGGGTATTCTCGATCTTGGGCAGCGCCTAGAAACCAGCCTGACCCGCTTTAGGGACAAGTACATGATGCCGGACCAAGTTAACCGCCACACTCGCGTGGTCTACAGCTGGAAGCTCAAGCTAGGAGCCGACCTGCAGATACAAGAAAAGATTGGTGACATTTGTTACTCACTTAAGGCAGAAGATTACCTGCAGCTGCCGGAGTGCACCAAGCTGTACCATAAGATTGAACTAGATAAGAACATAAGGAGTAAGTATGAGCAACTTAGAAAAGACATGGTCGTTGAGATCAAGAAAGAAAAAATCACAGCTCCAACAGCAGCGGCACTGGCGAACAAGATGCTCCAATTTACATCGGGAGCGGTCTATACTGAAGCAGGAGATGTCCAAGAAGTACACCGCGCTAAACTGGAATACCTTGAGTCGATCATGGAAGAATCTTCCAGCCCCACACTTGTCTTCTATCATTTCAAGCATTCGCTCCAGCGAATACGTCTTCAGTTCCCAGAAGCGGTGGTGCTGGACGATGACAACATTGAAGCGTGGCGTGGTGGCAAGATTCGTATGCTGCTTGCCCACCCGCAATCCGGAGGTATCGGGCTCAATCTACAGTGCAACGTTGGAGACACAGCACAGACGGTCTGGTTCGATCTACCATGGAGCTCAGAGAACTACATCCAGGCGAATGCTCGGATCTACCGCCAAGGGCAAGAAAAACCGGTTATCATACATCACCTAACGGTGTCTAATAGCATAGACCAGCAGGTAGTCAAGGTGCTGGAAGGTAAAATAAATTTACAAGAAGCCCTGCTAGATGACCTAAATTGCGTATTAGTGTAGCCATGAAGAAAACATTTACCCGACATAAAGTAAACGCCGCCACGCCTCGTCTTTCCGATGAGGAGCTGGACCCAATTGAGCAGGATGACAATGACGGTATATCTGTTGAGTTGGTCGAGGCATTCTTACCTTGGAGTTCTGAAGACGTCCTAGATATAAAGAGGTTAATCTCTAAAAAGATGCCAACAAAAGAGCGGTATATCTTGGAGGCATTTTTAGAAGGGCTAACGCACTTAGATATTGATGTAACGGAAAAGTACTGGCGCTATCATTTTGAGAAGGGTGTAGAGTTTATTAAAAAGGAACTAAAGCTATGAGTACATTTGTTGTTGAGCATGAGTATAAGGGTTACCCACTATTTGAAACAATCAGCGGCGTAGAAGACATTGACACCAGCTTGTTTGATAAAATAATCACCATGTGGGTGTGCGAGACGCCGGAAGAAGTTGATGCAGTAGAAAACGAATTAAGGAGAAAGCATGCACGATACGGTCAACCAGCCTAAGCATTACACCACGCACCCATCTGGCATTGAGTGCATACAAGTAACCGAGCACATGGGATTTAACCTTGGCAATGCGCTTAAATATATTTGGCGCTGTGATTTAAAACAAGACGCAGTTGAAGACCTACGCAAGGCGCGTTGGTATATTGACCGCGAAATTACAAAACGAACAAAAATAGAGGAGTGTGGAAAATGATTGTAGAAATTGATGATGACTTTGCGGACCAGATAGTGGTAAATTCACTGGCTGATTCTTATGTCAGCATGAAGCACATGCTAAAGACAAAATTGGTTGACCATGAAGATGATGTGGCGGCGTATGAAGAAATGATGCCGGCCCTTGAAATCGTAGGTAAATGGTTTAGCGCAGACTTTGCAACAGAACTTAAAAAAGCTAAGAAGAGGATGAAATGAATAACCAAATAGACTTAGAGTCAGCCATCATGTTGGCATGGCAGACCAGCGAAGACATTGATCTGCTGTACAAGCACCATGGTGACGCTCCTAAACCAATGACAGAGGACGAAGTTGCCATAGTATTACTTGGCATCAAGGCACTTCACGACATGCGCATGGAAAAGCTCATGGACACATACTGCCGCAAGATGGAGTTAAACGAGTACTGCACAGACCCAGTTAAGTTAGCAGCAAGAGAGGCAATGCTTCCAGATTTCCCAATTAAAAAGAAAGGTAAAAAATGACAGAACAAGTACAACAACCAGACCCGTTAGAAAACGAGATCCTTGAGTTTAAGTTTACAGTAAAGCAAACCAACGCAATCCTGCACATCCTTGGACAGTCACCGTACGTTGCATCAGCCGGATTGATTGCGCTAATCCAGCAGCAAGGTGAGCCGCAGTTTAAGGCGTTACTGGAAACAAAAGATGAGTAATGATAACTTCATCCGCCAGTTCTTAAGGCACCGCAAGTTTGGCAACAACATTGCAAACGCGGTGGATGAGAGAACTAAGCGAAACAGCGAAGAAAAAGAGATGGAAGACCGGCTTAAGGCAGAGGCAATGACCAAGCTGATTGTCAATGAGATGATGCCAACTTTCCGTAAAATGATGGAAGAAGAGCAAAAGAAAAAGGAAAAGCCGGTCCGCAAGATCATTATTCCGGACTAGGGCGGAAGGCTTCAAAAAAGCGTATTAGTAAATATAGGACACGTCGTGAGACGCTCCTTACCCCTACTCTGGCCGTAAAGAAGGCCAAAGGCTGCCAGCGCGCCTTCATAGAACACTGGCATTCTCACAACGCCCAAGACAGTGAGGATTTTGTACCAAAATGCGGGCATTTACACACATCACAACACACAGGAGAATTACCATGGTTTCACCATTTGAATTACGCTTTTCTATTTTTAACACAGCTAAAGACTTGATGATCAAGCAGCACGAAGCCAACATGGCGGCGTGGGAAGTGCTTAACAAGACAACCAAAGAGGCTGCAGAATTGGCTCCTCAGTTCCCAACAACTGAAGAGATCATTGATAAGGCTATTGAAATCAATACCTTTATCAGCGGTCAGACAACAAAAGAATTAGCTAACGTGGCTAAGAAATTAGCTGGCGTTTCAGTAATATTTTAAGTAACATACCTCACACGCCTAGAATCTGGTGTAACCGGATGCTGGATCGGGACTACTCGGTCGATGCGCACTTTGTGGGGTCTTTTAAGTAGTACCGCTAGGCAAGGTGTGACCGGAGGCATCGGCACTTAATATCACCAGACCCGTTAGGTAACCAACCCAAGATTGGGATTTCCTGCCTAGTTCCAATTGATACCTATAGGTATCAAAACAATACACTAACTTATACCTACAGGTACTAATATAGCAACTAAACCAGGATTATACGCAAACATCCACGCTAAGCAAGAACGCATCAAGGCCGGCTCAGGCGAGAAGATGCGCAAGCCGGGCGCCAAGGGCGCTCCAACAGCATCAGCATTTAAACAATCAGCGAAGACTGCGAAAACAAAATGAAAGACTTTAAAAAACTACCTAAAATGGCATGTGGCGGTGGAGTTAAAAAGTACGCCGAAGGTAAATCTGTAGAATATGGCGCAGACATTATTGCAGAAGCAAGCAAACCAATGGCTAGACGCCCCACTGGTCCAAACGCATATAAAGACCCAGATATTTTTGAACCTCGCGGAAAACTTTCTTCTATTCCAATTCCAACTGATAATAGTACAAAACGCGGCTCAATGCCAATTCCACTTTCCCCTTTAAGAAATATTTCAGATTATAAAAAACGTGGTGGCAAAGTCACCAAAAAGAAATAATGGCAACTAAAAAGAACCCATCTTTATCTATCGGTCGTGGTGAAAAGCTACCAGCATCTAAAGGTGCGGGGCTTACAGCCAAAGGCCGTGCTAAGTACAACGCAGCTACTGGCTCGCATTTAAAAGCACCACAGCCCGAAGGTGGCGCCCGTAAAGACTCATTCTGTGCTCGCATGTCTGGCGTTAAAGGCCCGATGAAGGACGAGAACGGCAAACCAACAAGAAAAGCAGCAGCTCTAAAAAGGTGGAAATGTGGTAGCTAAGAAGTCACCCCCAAATAAAAAGAAGTTTACCCCAGAGATGGCAGAGATCATTTTAGAGCTGGGTAAACAAGGTGCGTCCCAAAAGGCAATGTATGCCGCTATTGGCATTAGTAAAGACGTGGCAGCAAGGCTCAAGCAAGACGATGTATTCTTTGCCGAAACGATGTCTATGGCAACAACTTACGGTCAAGCATTTTGGGAAAACATGATGCTTGCTAATATTGACAACAAGGCATTTAATAGCCGCGTAGCTGAGATTGCTTTACGTGGCCAGTACCCGGACGATTACAAAGACCGTCAAGAAATTAAAGCAAATATTAAGCAAGAAATTGTTGTGGACTTTGACGCGGAAATTTCAGAACTGATTTCAAAATTAAGTAAATAATTCAACGAACGAAAAGGGTAGCTCCCCTGCCGGTACCTAACTACTGGCTAGTTCACCAATAAACTGTTAGGAGTATCAATGAAGAAGTGCTCTAAGTGCAAGATTGTAAAGCCGTATTCTGAATTTTTGAAAGACAAATCAAAGAAAGACGGATATAGGTTTCACTGCAATGCCTGCTTAAAAGAATACTATCAAAAAAATCGTATTGAAAAATTGGACAAGGCTCGCACCAGAACCTATGGGGTGACGCCAGAGCAATTTCAGCAGATGAAGGACGCACAAGACAACGCCTGCGAAATCTGTAAACTGCCATTCGTTCCAGAAAAAACTCCACACGTAGACCATTGCCACACTACCAATAGGGTACGTGGGCTGCTTTGTAACCACTGTAATCGTGGTCTGGGCGGCTTTAGAGACTCTATCAACATTATGCAATCCGCCCAAGAATATATTAAAAAATATTCTGCATAAAATGCACCAAAATGCGTATTAGTAAATATACCTAAAAACGAATTGAAAGACTAAAATGACCGCACACGCACTCCTCAGTGCCTCCGGGTCAAAGCGATGGTTGTCTTGTACACCATCCGCCAGACTAGAGGCCACACTTCCAGAACAAAAAAGAGGCACCGGATCTTTTGACTTTAGTCAAGAGGGCACCATGGCCCATTCTTTAGCAGAGGTCAAATTACGACACCACTTTGGACAAATTGGAATAGAGGAATATGAACATGAATATGAGATTATTAAGAACACCCCTTACTTCAATGAAGATTTTGAAGCTAACGTTGACAATTATGTACTGTACGTTCGTTCTCAAATTGGTGAGGGGGACACGCCGCTTTTTGAACAGCGAGTTGATTTTTCTGATTGGGTTCCCGACGGCTTTGGTACAGCGGATGTGGTCATACTTTCTGAGCATTCCATTCGCGTCATCGACCTTAAGTTCGGAAAAGGCGTTCCAGTCATGGCGCAAGACAACCCACAACTACGACTTTACGCACTTGGAGCCTACTCCAAGTTCAAAGAAGAGTTCCCAAACATCAAAGAAGTCAGTTACACGATCCACCAGCCTCGCTTGGACAGTATCTCAACTGATGGAACAACCATTGCCAAACTTATCGACTGGGCCAACTACTACGTCAAGCCCAAAGCCAAGAAAGCGTGGAGTGGCAGCGGTGAGTTCCTCCCAGGCGAATGGTGCCAATTCTGCCGTGCTAAAGCGACGTGCAGAGCGCGTAGCGATTTTAACACAGAGCTTACCAGACTCGAGTTCCAAGAAGCCCCGCTCCTTAACGAAGAAGAAGTCAGTCAAGTCTTAGTTAAAGCGCAGCAGTTGCGTACTTGGGTTAACGACGTAGAAGAGTACGCATTAAGCAGGGCAGTACAGGAAAACATTGTACCGCCGGGTTACAAGCTAACTACCACAACAACCCACCGTAAGATCACTGACAGCGCCCTAGCGGCCACCGTTTTGGTTGAGAAGGGCATGAGCCCAGAAGTTATTTGGGAGGCTCCTAAGCTCAAATCTATTGCGGCATTAGAAAAGCTCGGACCAAAGGGTCAGGTAGTTAATTGGTTGGGTGACCTAGTACAAAGACCAGAAGGTTCTCCAAAGCTGGTTAAGGCCAAGGAAGATGCCAAGGAGGACTTCGCATGAACGCATGGTTAATTGGCTTTATTGGCTGTGTTTATACGTTTGTAGCAATTCAATTTTTTATAAAGGGCCAAGTAGGCATGGGGATCTCCTTCCTAGGGTACGCCTTAGGCAATGTGGGATTGGTTATGGTGACATTAAAATTATAAAAGAGGCACCTATGATGGTATCGTGTTATGGTTCGGAGTTTGATATACCCGACCTTTTAATAGAGAAGTTTGTATTTGATTTTAACGCGTTACCCGGAAGTGGATACAGAGAAGGTGTGCAGCAGATTCGGGACTCTATAGAAGAAATTTTAGATATTGTTTCTATAGAACCCGAAGTATTAGAAGAGCCAGAGTACCGCACTGATTTTTTAAGGGCCTTGGCTATGAAGCAAGCAATGAGTAAGTTAGGTATTTTATACGACGCTTAACTTTCTCACATTGTGAAATATTTAGCAGTCGATTTGCGTATTAGTAACAACAGTAAAAGGTTAGACGTGCTGGCACCTATTGAAGTCCAGTACTACAGTAAATAAGGAATTGTATGACACAAGCAACTAAAGTAAAAATCGTTACCGGTAAAGTTCGTTTTTCTTACGCTAACGTATTCCAACCAAAGGCATCCGTTGAGGGTGGCACACCTAAGTATTCCGTGTCCATCATCATTCCTAAGTCTGACAAGGAAACAATCGCCAAGATTACCAAGGCGTACGAAGACACTAAGGCAGGCGCTGCAGCTTACTTTGGTGGTGCAGTACCTAAGGGTCTTAAAGGTGGTTTGCGTGACGGCGATGAAGAGAAAGATGATCCAGCATACGCAGGTTCTTACTTTATCAACGCCAACTCAGCACAGAAGCCCGGCGTAGTAGACCAAGACCTCAATCCAATTATGGACATGAACGAGTTCTACAGTGGCTGCTATGGCCGTGCGTCAATCACTTTCTATCCATACAACGCACAAGGTTCTAAGGGCATTGCCTGTGGTTTGAACAACGTACAGAAGTTGGAAGATGGCGAGAAGTTAGGCGGCGCAACATCCGCAGCAGCAGACTTCGCAATCTAAGTAGTACCCATGTAGTGGGCGGCCCGGCGTAGAAACTGCGTCGGGCTTTTTTGCCCTTTATCAACCATATAACAATAGAGAAAATAAATGGATCAGTATCAACAGTACATTGCCGCCAGCCGCTATGCCCGTTTCGTAGACGAAAAAGCCCGTAGAGAAACATGGGGTGAAACAGTAGACCGGTATGTAAATTATATTTTTAGTCGCACACCAGCGATTAGTGAATACAAAGAATTAAAAACCGAATTACGTAGTGCCATTTATAACCTAGAACTTATGCCGTCCATGCGAGCCATGATGACTGCAGGAAAGAGTGCCGATCGTGATAACACGTGTGTATACAACTGTTCGTATTTACCTGTTGATGATGTTAAGTCGTTCGACGAGGCTATGTTTATCCTGTTGTGCGGAACTGGCGTCGGCTTCTCGGTTGAATCTAAATATATTAATAAACTGCCAGAAGTGCCAGAAAAGCTCTATGAATCTGGGGGGACGATTAGTGTCCACGACTCTAAGGAAGGGTGGGCCAAGTCACTACGTCTTCTCATCGCACACTTATACGCCGGAGAAATTCCCCAGTGGGACATATCAACCATTAGAGCTGCCGGAGCACGACTCAAAACTTTTGGTGGAAGAGCTTCCGGGCCGGAACCATTAGTAGAATTATTTAAGTTTACTGTTAATACTTTTAAACATGCACAAGGCCGTCGCCTCAATTCATTAGAGTGCCACGACTTGATGTGTAAAATTGGTGAGGTGGTTGTGGTGGGTGGCGTACGTCGCTCTGCAATGATCTCGTTGTCTGATCTTGATGATGAAAGGATTCGCCATGCTAAAGCAGGACCATGGTGGGACACAGCGCCGCATCGTGCCCTTGCGAACAATAGTGCGGTGTATAACGAAACACCTACTGTCGGAAAATTCATGGAAGAGTGGTTGTCACTTTACAACTCCCATTCCGGTGAACGAGGCATATTTAATCGCGAGGCTGCTAAAAAGGTTGTTGAAAAATACGGGAATAGAGATAGTGGTTTTGAGTTCGGATGTAATCCGTGCTCAGAGATCATTCTCCGACCGTACCAATTTTGTAATTTATCTGAATGTGTAGTGAGACACGATGACAACAAAGAAACCTTATTGCGAAAAGTGCGGCTTGCCGCCATCCTTGGTACAATCCAGGCCACCTTCACAAAATTCCCCTACCTGCGCAAAGTGTGGCAACGTAATACTGAAGAGGAGCGCCTACTTGGCGTTTCGCTCACAGGCATCTACGACAACCCTCTGCTCACCACCGAAGGAAAAGAGTTAAATGAACTCCTCGCAGAGCTCCGCTTGGCAGCAAGAGAGGCAAATGAGCAATTTGCTGCAATCCTTGGAATCCCTAAATCAGCTGCAATTACATGTGTTAAACCAAGTGGCACAGTATCACAGCTTGTTGACTCAGCTTCGGGAATCCACCCACGACACGCTAAATACTACATCCGCAGAGTACGCGGAGATAAAAAGGATCCTCTCAGCCAATTCTTGGTTAGTCAAGGAGTTCCAGCGGAGGACTGTGTCTACAAGCCAACTCAGACAACTGTGTTTAGCTTCCCAATCAAAGCCCCAGACGGAATCACCCGAGACGAAGTAAGCTCAATTAATCATTTGGGGTTATGGTTAACATATCAAAGACATTTTTGTGAACATAAACCATCGGTAACAGTTTCTGTAAATGAAAATGATTGGCCTGCGGTAGGTGCTTGGGTTTGGGAGCATTTTAATGAAATGAGTGGTGTATCTTTTTTACCAATGGATAATGGCACATATAAGCAAGCACCTTATACAACCTGTACAGAACAGGAGTATGAAGAGCTTAAAGCTAAAATGCCTGTACTTGACTGGAGTATTTTTAAGGAAGAAACAGACAATGTGGAAGGTGCTCAAACTCTTGCGTGTAGTTCCGGCCACTGCGAAATATAATGGTAACTCCGGAAAAACAAGAGTACATGCGTAAGTACCGCGCCGTCAATAAAGAAAAATTGGCGGCGCAGGACAAAAAGAAAACTCAAGAGCGAAGAGTTAAAAACAAACTTAAAGCAATTGAGTATCTTGGGGGTAAGTGCGCACACTGTGGTATTGTTTCTGAGCATCGGGGCATTTATGATTTTCATCATATAGATTCAGCGGGTAAAAAAGCGGATCCCGGATCATTAATGCACTATAGTTGGAAACGTATACAACAGGAACTGGATAAGTGTATTTTGCTGTGTGCTAATTGCCACAGGATTGAACATGGAAAGGAGTAGTCCGTGGGCATGTCCTCCACTCAATCTACTCAATTGGAACCTAGCATGGACGTGGCAAGTCCTTGCGTGGGAAAATGCGAGCTCAACTTCTCTAGCGTTTGCAAAGGTTGCAAGAGAACAAGAGATGAAATTGCGGCTTGGACACGCCTATCAAACAGCGAAAAGCAACAGGTAATAGATAGAATCACATGGTGGTGATATTGGGGCGGCTTGTGCAGCGCCCCTTTTTTATGTAAGAAAAAGTATGTTAAAGTACTATTTTGTAGGAAAAAATGTAAAGATGTACGATTTTGTCAACAAACATGTATATAAAATCGATTTTATTAGACATATGTCAACAAACATGTATAATACATTAACATTTGTCAACAAAACTGCAGATACGTCTGTTTGCCTAAGGAGCATTTATGATATATAGCATTGACTTTGAAACCCGCAGCCACATCGACCTAGCCGACCAAGGGCTAGACATCTACGCCAACGACCCCACAACAGAAGTGTTGTGTATTGCGTTCGGCACCAAACCTGACAATGTGGATGTACTATCACCTAAAAATTGGGTGACTCAAGCAACCCTTTTGGAGCACGTCCGTCGAGGTGGCAAAATCCAAGCATGGAACGCCATGTTCGAGTACGCCATCTGGAACTGCGTCTGTGTGCCCAAGTACGGCTGGCCACCACTAAAGCTCGAGCAGTGCATTGACTCCATGGCAATTGCCGCGGCTAATAACGTGCCCCAATCTCTAGGCGATGCGGCTATCTTTATGGATAGCGCCCATCAGAAAGATACCCGTGGCCGCTATTTGATAAATAAGTTATGCAAACCCCTAACAAAAAGGGGGGTTTCTAGCGACTTAAATGTTGTTTTTAACGAAGACCCAGAGTTGATGGCCGAGCTGTTTAATTACTGCGCAGACGACGTACGTGCGGAAATGTCGATTGTAGCCGATTTAAGGCCCCTATCAGCCGAGGAGCAGGATATCTGGACCCTTACCCAGCGGATCAACCTTAGAGGCGTTCCTGTGGACCCTCAAGAGCTCCATAACGCTGTCTTGGCTGTGGTAAGGGCACAGGATGCCATCGACAATGAATGCGTCGCCTTGACCGGTTGTAAGCCGTCTGAGAGGGCTAAATTGCTTAAGTGGGTACGTGATAGGGGTTTGTTGATTGACGATATGACCGCCGAGACCGTTTCAGCTAAGTTAGTGGATACTAACATAAAGGGCACTGTGCGTCGTGTGTTAGAATTACGCCAAGAAGGAAGCCAAACTAGCGTGGCTAAGTACGCTAAGATGATGGAGATACAACGTGAAGGACGGATTAGGAATACACTGGTATATCATGGCGCTAGTACTGGCCGCTGGGCGAGCCGTGGCGGGCTCAATCTACAAAATATTGCTCGTCCCACAATCTCGGATGAAGAAATTGAACTTGCAATACCAAGCGTATTTAATGAAGGAGTTGGTACGATGCAAGAATTATCAAGCCTCGTCAGATCCGCAATCGTGGCCCCACAAGGCAAGACCTTCGTTGACGTGGATTTTTCGTCAATTGAAAACCGAGTTGGCGTGTACTTGGCTGGGCAAAAAGATAAAGTTGAACTGTTTAGAAAGGGATTAGATGAGTATAAAGTCTTCGCTGCAGAAAGCCTGTATAGAATCGGCTATGATGAAGTCACGAAGGAACAACGCCAGATTAGCAAGTCTGCGGTCCTTGGTGCGATGTTTGGTCAAGGAGCTAAGGGTCTTGTTAAGTATGCTGAAGGGATGGGGGTTAAACTAAGTGAGGCGCAAGCCAAGAGCGCAGTAGATGGTTACCGCAGTTCGTATGCGCGAGTGAAGGAGTTGTGGGCAGCGTGCGAAGCTGCTGCGATTGACGCAGTAAACAATCCCGGTACTGCGTTCCGTGCTGGCAGTAAGATTGCCCTGAAGGTTGCCAAGGAAGCATTGTGGATGCAGTTACCGAGCGGGCGACTGATCTGCTGGCAGAGGCCAGAGCTCGAGCTGCTCACCACACCATGGGGGAGTGAGAAGCTGGGCGTGACCGTCCACAGCCAGAACACTTACACTCGGCAGTGGAGCAGGAACGCTTTGATTGGTAGCAGTATCTTTCAATCCGCTGTACAGGGTACCGCTAGGGATTGTCTTGCCGTGGCTATGCTTAACCTTGAGAAAGCCGGTTACGAGGTGATCAACAGCATCCATGATGAGGTATTACTCCTAGTTGAAGAACAAAGCGCGGAGTCCGCGTTAGAGGATGTGATCCGAATTATGATCACACCGCCAACATGGGCTCCCGACTTTCCTCTTGCTGCGGAGGGTTGGCACGGTAAACGTTACAGGAAGTGATTACTTCTTTTTAACTTTGCCGCCGGTCTTTTTAGATAGCTTAACACCCGGCACGTCAGAGCCCTTTGGTGCTACGAATAGTTTCTCGTAGACATCATGGGGCTCTCCACGACCACCAACTTGTACCTGACCAACTACGTCACCCATGCCAAACACGTCACCACGGCTTCGTGGACGTAAGGTAGGGTTAGCCCCTGTCATGGTGTTATACATCTCCGTAGGGGTCGCGTATTCGGTTCCTAGGGCGTACTTATGACCCATGCCACCCTTCTCGATGGTAGCAATAAAAGGCATCTCGCCTAGCATTGGATCGCCACCGGTTGGCTTGAATAAACTTTGACGTACTAGGTTACTCTTGGTGTAGCTACCAGTCTTAGGATCTAAAATATCTAAACCAGATTGTGCACCAGCGCTCATCATAGGGCGCCCGGTGTTAGGGTCAATCAAAACACCAACGTCGTTGTAGATATTCTTATCTAGTATCTGTCCAGTGCGCGGATCAATAAACGCACCAGAGTGAAACGCCTCTCTTGGTAACTGACTGTTTTCTAGTGTCTTGTTTACCATGCCCTGAACGTGCGGAAACTTCTCAGGCTGCGCAAACCAACGATTAGGCACCGGGACAACCGGAGTACGACCCTCAGCCTTAATCATGTTTAACAGCGACTCTAAGCCAGAGCTAAGCACTTTACCGCCAACTTGGTAATGCTCAACAGCACCACCCTCAGCCTTCATAAAGTCAGGACTGGCTGCGTCTTCAGGATTGTACTTTGCAAACTTGCCACGAATTTTAGATGGGTCTAGCACACCAACATTTTGATAGCCACTTTCATTTACTGCAAAAGAGGTATGACCAGTGTCTCTTAGATGTTGTAAAAAAGATGGACTTTCCATTGTAGACCAGTTTGAATGGGGGTCTTGTATTCTGGACTTAAACGTGCTGGCCATTTTTGGATCATCGGCATACTTCTTAGCCACATAATCTCGAACCACTTCAAAACCTTCTGGTGTCATAGGATCAAAGTGATTTGACATATCTATACTAACAGGATACATTGTAGCTCCCTTAGTATAGTTTTGAGCTGGTACAGCGTCTCCAGTCTTCATACTAATATAAGGACCCTTACCATTAGTAAAGCTGTCAGCAAAGTTTGGGCTGCGTGTTGCAAAAGTAACACCGGGCGTTACAAAGTCAGTATCACGAACGGTTGATTTCATGGGATCAAACGATGTGATATTAGGGTTAGGACTGCCATGATAAAAACCCGGCGTAAACTTAGATTTAAACTCTTCGGCCAAGAGCTTCATCTGGTTCATGTTTAACTTAGGCGTTGGCATTATTTCTTAACCTTTCCACCTTTTTTATGTCCGGCTTCCTGCAAGCTGCGAAGATACGGTTCAGTAATTTGCTGGTACGGCGTACCTTGGCCTTTTAATCCACGTGTGTAATCCATGTATCCCGGCTCACGTCCCTTAAACTCACGAACTAAATTCATCCAATCTGGAATAGCAAGTTCTTTAGGTACTGGTGTAAATGCTACGCCTTGGTCTTCACCTTTTAAGATATATGGAAATGCAGAATGTAAATCTGGACGGTGTTCTACTTGATTATTTAAGGTAAACAATCGTGTTCCAACTGAATGTGTTGGAGCGCCTATTGTCATTGGATCTGTCATCTCTTGCATGATACCGGGGTAATCAAATATTTGACCCTTACGACCACCAACACCTTTACCACTTAACACGGTAGCAATTGCGCCACGACGATCAAAAGTATCACCCATCTTTGCTATAGACTCTGGGTTACCAACATCAATACCTTTTTTAAAAAGATTTGCGTACTCTGGATACTGCATTAATCTAGCATTCATTTCATTGCGTAACTCAGGAGTTAATTTACCCGAAGCTACTTGACGATTAAACTCATTAGTAAGTGCATCAAACACATGTTGATTTGAATGGTGTTGTGTTTCTGCTCCAATCATTGGAGACCAAATAGCTTGTCCTTCTGGAAAGCGCATATTAGTATTAACAATACCAGTTGCGGTACCTTTTTTTCCTACACCCCAAGCAGCACCTGCGTATGCAGGATCAGTTTGTTGAAAACGAGAAAATCCTGGACCACCAAGATCACCTTCAGTTGAACGCATTCTGTCAGACTGCGTTGTATTTAACCACTTACCTTCGTGTGGTGTTAGTGCTTCACTAGCGCGCATAACTTTTGTATCGTTTGGTACAGCGTACTGAATGCCACCAATTTTACCTAAGTAATTTTCAGCTAAATTAGCCGCCTTTGGGCCTAGTTCTTTTACTAATGTCTTACCAACTTGTCCGGCAGGCTTTATCATAGGGGCT